TCTTTCACCAAAGGATCGGCAGTGTCGTTGACTTCCTTATTCTTTTCCGCTTCTATCTTCTTCAGTTCGTACTCTAATTGCTTCTTAGAATTCTCAACGGCTTGTGCGGAATTCTGACTTACTTCTTTGCCTTTCTTGATAGCTCGCTCATTAGCCAAGCGTCTTTGTTCAAACAAAGACGCTTCTACGTCTGCAGCCTCTATCGTCGCTTGAAGAGTCTCTTTGATTGCTTCTCGCTTATTCTGCTCAGAATCTGTGTGGAACTTTTCTTCCAATTCCTTCGAGTCTTTATACTTTTCGGCCAGTTCTGCGTACAACTTTGCAGCTTGAGTTTTTGTTATTTCATTTGCCTGCAACTGTCTGGAGATATGTTTAGACTCTTCTTGTGCCTGCTCTTTGTACGCTTTTCTGTCTAGAGAAACTCTTTCTTCTGTTTGTCGCTCTAACAGATTTGCCAACTCTTGATATTTCTCTTTGGATAAAGAGTTTTTAAACTCCAAGGCGGCCTTGGTTGCCGCTATCCCTGCGTCTAATGCCGCCAACTCTTCTCTGGAGTTTTCGTAAATGTGATTTTTACGGTTCTTGGTGTACTCTTCGTCTAAACTCTGAGCCTCTGTAAATAGCTCTTTTGATTTCTGAAGAGTGTCCCGATTAGCATCTAGTTTAGTCTTCTCTGCTCCCACCAACAGTGGAATAAGATTTTGAACGTAAGCCAACTGAAGTCCGTACGTTTCGGCTAATTCTTTTCTATTATCCTTCTCAGCTTGTTGCTTCCGCTTACTCAGACCAAGTGCGACGTTAGCAGCGTCTAGTTCAGTGTACCCTGCTTTCTTGGCTTCTTCTGCTGACAGATGAATCAGTTCTTTAGATCTTGAATAGTTTGCTATGATTTTAAGTTGAGTATCTAGAGACTTCCCAGCCTCGTCTTCAGCACTCGACCATGCCCGGCCTAGTCGCCATAGTCCTGGAATTATGCCTTCAGAAAGGGTTCTGTTTATGGTTCCGGCCTTGTCTATTATGCCGTATCCAAGGTCTTTATCGATGCGCTCGGCGGCTTGTTTAAACTTATTTGCTACCGCAACTACTACCGCACCTAAAACTACCCAACCGGCAGCCGCTACTGAGGCACCTGCTGCCAGAAGATACGCCACGTCGGTTATTGCCTCGCCTGCGGCTCCGTACTCTACAAGGGTTTCAGCAGCCCCTGCCGCAGCAGTCTCAACCGCCCCTAACGACCCTGCTACTTCGGTCACTTCTCCAGTCGCTACGGCGGCCGACGATCCTAATTCCTTAAACAGTACTCCAAAAGTCTCACTAGTCTTAAGGAAGGTCGCTAATCTAGAAAACTGAGAGGCGACAGCAGCGACAACCGCAATCAAACCTGCAGCAGCAGAAGCGGCCCCCGCCAAAGCAGTGCCAATCAAAGCGGTTCTTCCAATAGTTCCTTTGGTTGAATCATCTAAGGAGTTAAACCTATTGATCAAATCGGTTAAGACTCTGGCAAAGTAGATAATTTCTGGGGCGACAGCCTTCCCTAATCCTGCCAGAGCTTGGAAAGTCTCGTCTCCCAAGTTGGACAACACCACTGACAAGTTGTTTGCTTGTACTTCGAATATCTTTCCATAACGAGCTTCCACAAGGCCTTTGATGGCGTTCTGCAGCTTCTCAATGTTCTTCTGCCCTTTAACGAGTACTAGTCCATTTTTGTCAACTTCAGCTCCAAATAGCTGAAGTTGACTGGTCGTTACTCCGTAAGAGTCGCGAAGTTGCGTTATGGATCTTCGGGATCCTAACATCGCTTTACCGACGATTGCCGCTGCGTCTGGAAGGTCTTTATTCATCCCAGCCGCTAGCTTAGCTATGGTAGGTAGCGTCTCACTGGCAGTGAATCCCAGACCTTGCAGCTTAAGTCCAGCCTCAGAAGTACCTTTTAAATCGAACTTTGTGGTCTTTGTAAAATCGACGATGAACTGAAGTTGCTTGTTGGCTTCTTCTGTTGAATGAGCAACGGCCAACATCGATCCTTGAAGGTCTTGCATCGTAGCCGCAGCTTCGATGAACTTCGACGATATCGCAGCCCCGCCCGCTGCGGCGGCCCCAAAAGAAAACGAAGCACTTTGAGCACTTTGAGAAATACTTTTAAAAGCTTGATTGGCCGAGTTTCTAGCTCGGATCATTCCTTGTTCAAAGTCTTTTGTGTTGGCTCCGAAGTGCGTTGTGTGAGTAGACCTAGCCATCTGATTTTATCCCTTTCCAGGCTATCTCTAAGAACACGTCGTTCGCTTCTAAAATAGCTTCCATTCCATTCAGAGAGTGCTGTAAGATAAGAACTGATTCCATCTCTTCCTGAGTAGCGGTGTGGCCGGTTCCTACGGCCATTTCCCACATACAAAACCCTCTAAAGAATATATCAGTCATCGTATCGATGACCTCCTCTTCCGGCAGATCTTTGTTCTGAAGGTGTACCAAATCCTGGCCTTGAGCTAATGTTAACGAAACCCACTCGACAAGGGTTTCATCTTTCATAGGCTTCAGACAAACGCCCAAGCGATTTAGAACTGCTTGGGCGTTTGTCGTACCAGAGATATGGTCGCCGTGGTTATGCGTAAGCGGAAACGCCATTGTATAGAGTGAATCTGACTTCAGCGTTATATGTCGAGCTTTTGTACGCTGTGAACTCTACCGTCTCCACGATACGTTCGTTTCCAGGAATCGATCCTCCAGCTTTGCTGGCTTTACATCGGAACAAGTCTATTTGACAGAAGTTGTGGAAGGGCTGAGCATAGTCTCCGCTTCCCAAATCGATGTAAGCGCCAGTCGGCACTACAGGTTCCCCGTAAATAGAATACTGTATCGAGAATTCCTGAGCGTTGATCATTTTTGTGAAGAAATCGTGGTCCTCAAACTGTCTAGCAAACGACCCACTAACTTGTCGTACTCCACTAGCAACGTCTCTGTTATAGGGAGTTGCGCACGACCCAGGGACGGCTTGAGCTTGGTTAGAGCAGTTCAAGTTGAACGACTCAATAAACAAACAATCAGTTCCTCCGTCGATGAAGGCAGCTCCAGTCCAGCCCAGAATAGGCTGATAGTTGGTCACTGTTGGAGTAGTTTCAGCAACCAACACCACGTCCTTCCCAATTAAAGAACACGATGCTGTGATAATATCGTTACCACTCCCTGCCGACAAGTTGAACTCGTTCATCCTGCAGCCGACATAGCGTTCGGCGTAATCGTTATTTTTATTCAAGTGTACGGTGAACGAAGGCAACCTGTCCTCACCGACTGGAGCGTTAACTGGTAAGAATTCGTGTTTGTAAATTCCTACAGTTACTGGGGAGGTTGTGCTGGCAGCAGTGTTTCCGTTGTTAATCGATCCGTTGTCTGTATAAGACGTACCAGCACCCACCACTAGATACAAGAATTTTTCAGACGCGGAGGCGCCCCCTACTTGACTTCTATAGATGGCCGTACCGTAGTGAGTGAATCCAGACGGAATAGCTGTTGGGTTTGTCCAGGAAACCGTCACGTTCAAGTTCCCTGAACTTGTGGTTACTGTCGATTCCGAAGTGGCCGTCAAGATGTACTTGCGGCTGTCAACGGTTCTTATAAGAACTGCTGCGACTTTATATCGGAATTGTCCTACGGCTAGACCAGAAGCCGCTGCGGCCGTTCCGGTGGTTAAGCCTGTGGTTAAGTAGTTTAGAGCACTAAACGAGGTGTTAGTGTATCCTGCGTCCCCGTTGAAGTATAGAAGCACTTGCCCCATACCGACAGCGTCGGCTTCCAGATCGAAGCCTCCGCTAACTTCTTTGATTCCCAAAGCAACGTTATCAACGACAGCGTTATTGGTAAGAGTACCTGACACTACCGAAGCTCTGTTGGCTTGAATCGATTCAGATTTGATCGGCAAATAATTGTAGGTAGTTGCCGCTGTTCCGTAAGTGGTTTCTGTCCCGAAGCCTACGGACGATTGAGATCCTTGTCCTAATGGCATGATTTACACCTTTTCTTTTGTTTAGGTTGCTGAATTTCTTCGACAGGCTCTTGGACCGCCGGAGCATCTTCAGGATTTACGTAGACAAAGTTTGGACATCTCTCGACGATAGATTTTGCCAAATTTGCCTCAAATTCTATCTCAGTTTCAGGAATAACGTCGATATTGAATGGAGGTCCAATAAACACTCCTTTTCCTCCCGACATTCCAGGACTTAGCTTGAATATTAACTTTACAGTTTTAGGTTTATCGAAAGAAAACATAAAAAGGTAATAGTGCGCTACTTGATCTTTATCCTTCCTGAGAATTTTATCTGAACTCTTCCTACAGAGATTCTCAGGTTAGGATCTTTGAAATCGTGCTCAATCTCTCCAACAACGCCACTTGATATAGGAGTTACTTCCCAGCTTATGATTCCAGGGACGGCCACAACTAGCGCCGGATTGAAGTTTCCTAAAAACGCGTGAGAAACTCTTTGTAAAGCCCGAAGAAGTCTTCCTAAATGATCTTGCCCGGGAACTTGCAAAAGTTGGACCCAAAAGGATCCTACGATACTCAACTGAGACAACTGACCTCCTGAAGATACTGTGGCAGGTTCTAATGTCCAATCTTCTAGGTGAAATCGGATCCTAGGACAGTCGGTCCTAGGATCCGCTGGATAGTTCTGCGATTCTGCCTGCTCAGGGGATTGACAGGAGTACGCCAAAGTGACTTTACTGTTTGAGGGAACCACTTCAGTCACCACAAATGGTTTTATTGTTTCTACCAATGCTCTTGAAATTTTTTCAACCTCAGCGTACTGGCCTGATTGAGATTCTTCAGTTAAAACCTCTTGTGTCACTGTTTTTGTTGAGATGTATTCAAATTGGATTGTGAAAGTCAAAAGATGACACGCGACTTCCTGAAACATCCTGACGGGGGTTATGTCCACAGCTTCTGGGAGACTGTGAGAGTTCACCACTCCCCCAAAGGTTCTGTCTAACTTGTCGAACGATTCTATGATCCTGTCAAATAATTCTAGAGCCGCTTTCTCATTCGCTGAATCCTCTGTCTTCATAGAATAGAAATACTCTACCTTGGCCGTTCCGCGTACAACTGACGTTATTCCAGAATCTTCAGATACAGTTCTGTTGACGGACGTTGCACTCTTGGTGATCCATCCGAAGTTGACTTTCTTTTGAGAGTCAACGTACATCTCTCGGAATTTAGCTCCCGTAGAAGATTCGTCAGTTACCGCATACGTGTCGTAGACTTTTCCAATCCCTGGGACTGACATAAGTCTAGTTTTTATTGCTTGAGCAATCCTCGACCATGTTGGCGTTGCCATAAATTACCTTTCATACTGAGCGTAGAAAGCTCCCATTCGCAAATTCAGATTAGCGAAGTATTCTGGTACTGCTTTTTCGAACGCTTTCTTAGCAAATTCTTGCCCTGGAGTGTGGGATTTACCTTTTTTGCGAGCAATGTAATACGCAATTCTAGTGGCTTCTTTCGGCTGTGGTGTAATCTTCAGCTTCACCCACGGAATCAGAACCTTGTACGGCACATACTTCGGCTGGCGGCCAATCTCAACAGCATTTAAATAAGGCGTGAGGTTGTATATTTCGAAAGCCGAATCGTTGGCCAGTTGATGAATGTTTGACATTCTCCAGCCCGCAGCAATGTTTCCATGAACACCTACAGGAGACGCCTTCTCTATCTTGTGGACTAAATCCCTACCTGCAGCCCGTAAAGCCTCTCTGAGGCCTTTACGGGTGTCTAGGAGGAGTTTGTCTCCCCAAATAGGTCCTGCCTTAACTACAGTTACAGAAATGCCTCCATAGGCCATTAGAACCATCCTCCGAAGGGCCTACGTTTAAGGTCAATAGAAGTCTTGTGAATAACCCAAGAGCGTCCATCAATCCCAGAGGTTCCTTCCCAAGAAAATATGTGAGAAGACCCTAATCCCGCCCCATTGACCTTGTCCACATGCTTTTTATACTTAGAGATACAGTCAGAGGCCGCCTGTCTGCTCTTGGCCGCTAATCCTCTGTAATCGATGGTGTCTGCTCCCAGACCTTGCATATCGGACTTCTTGGAGTACCAAGACTGAGCAGCAGAAAGTATCTTAGACGCCGCCAACATCGCCACAGCTTCTTCATCTCTCAGAGGAATGGTGTTCGTCCCAAAGGGATCTTCGTTGTGCGGTCTGTGAGACTCTAAAACACAGGTATCAGGAGGATTCTTTAAAAATATGATCACCCATCCTGGAGTAGCAAGAGTGGTGTCGTAGCGTACCACCCAATAATTTGCGTCTAGCTCAAAAGTTTGCTTGTCGGAGTAATCTGTAACCACTTTCAGGGCTTTCCAATCCTCCTTCCAATCAGTAGGAAGTAAGGCTACGTTGTTGACAGTGGTCAACGTTGTCGAGGTCTTGTAAGGGATGTCAATAGAGTACTCTCGTATTGCTGCAAGAATGCATCTTCCCTCTTGGGAGTCAAAATCGTCAAAATCTGGCGATCTTGAAACTGCCGCTTCATCTACTTGAGCGTGTTCTCTGGCGCGTTGAAAAATCTCATATATAGGCATATGAGACGTTTACTCAACAGGGGTACCAAAACCTCTTTCAAGAACCATAAGCAAGAGAACATATTCCTCGAAGAAGAATATGTTCTCTATTTTTTGAGATTCTTTGTTTGCGAAGAATACATAATCGTCTGAGAAATACACGTTGTAAGATTCTGACTCGCACAGCAAGCTACAATTGGAATTCTTAACGCTATCAACAAACAGTTCAGTCTTCTTTTTGTTGGAGAAGGTTGATAAATTAATTTTCATAATTACCTTTTAACATTATATCATATTGTTAAAACAAAGTCAAATGAAAACGCCTCCCACAGAGGGAGGCGTTTTACATCTAGGCTACTTACTAACCGGCAACGATGTTGTAGTCGATGTAGCGGTGATCTGGAGCCGACACAGCGTACTCGTGTCGGATCTTATATTCGATTCGATCTCCGTAGAACATGCTGTAGTCCGACTCACCTTTTAAGGTGATGAATTGAGGATTAACAGCACCGTTCAAGAAGTCAACTTTGACAGGCTTACCGGCGACCAAGTAGTAGTTGGTCAAGTCGTTCAGCAACCAGTTTGCGTGTAGGCTCACTGGAGTTAGGCGACCAGATCGAACTTCTGCAGCCACTCGGTTGAAGTCGTTGTTGGAGGATCCTGGAGTTTGTTGGCTGTTCCATAGAGCCGAAGCGGTTTCTTCTAGGTTGTAAGGGTACAACAGCTTGATGTCATTGCTGACGATTGGATTACCGCGTTGTTCAACTCGCAGACCGTTGGAGTGAGCAGCGCCGGTAGTACCATCGATACCGCGAACCACCGTTACGGTTGGAGAAGAGCCGATTGCAGTGATTTTCATCACTTCAGCTTCAACTTGGATCGTGTCTCCTGGCTTAACAGCTTCCCACAAAGCGGCGCTCAAGCTGATCGTAGTGGTAGAACCATCTGCTACTGAAGCGGCCAGGGTTCCGACGTTAGCGAATCGGCACTGGTTTCGCAGTCTGTTCCAAGAAGCGATGATTGCGGAATAGCTCATGGCCGTCGTCGAGGTGTTTCTGTGGTTAGCGTGGGCCATAGCGTAACCGTCGTAGCTTAAATCGCCACCGATAGTACCACCTGAAGCGCCAAGCAGGGCTTGGAACACTCTCTCTGCGATAGATCGGTTTGCCGAATCAGCCATATTGGTTGGAATTGCTCGCAAAGCTTGCAGGTCGTCGTTGATCAACATCTTACGAGTAACAACAACTTTTCCACCTTTTTGCTCGACACTGTATTGGATCTTTTCATCTCCACCTAGACCTAAGCGCGGGTAAACCGTGTCAGAAGTGTCGGATTCGGAGATGCTTGCCAGCACACCTAGAGTACCGAAGATGTAGTTGTTGATTGTCTTGAAGTCGATGCAGCTACCGATTTGAGCAAACTGTCTCCAAGGCACATCGGCTTGGTCATACTGCTGCAGCAAGGTTTTGTTAAACGCGTCTGCCAACAGGTCTGGAACAGAAGCGGTCGTAGCCTCACGCAACAGAGCGCCTGGTCCGGCTTGACCGGACACGGTGTTGTCGTCATTGACGCTTTCGTACCATCGACGCAGAGATGGATTTTTGTCTACGTACTTGTAAACTTCTCGCTCTCTGTCGCTCAGTTTCGAGTAGTCATAACCGGCCAACACGTCAGCGTAAGCTTTAGCTTTTTCCAAGCGTCCTGGACCCATTTCCACCTTAGGGGTAGTCGATTTTAAACCACTCTGAACGATTCCTTGCTCGAAAGCTCCTCGAATGCTTTCAATAAGAGCAGTTCTCTCTTCAGCAGTGTGAACTTTACCTTTTAATTGAGCTTCTACAAGACCTTGCTGGGCGGCCGGTAGACCGCACTCTCTCAAAGCCAGAACCAAGTCGTGGTCACTCATAGCGATGGCCGCTCGGTTTACCATTTCGGCGACTCGCTTCTCAGCTTCCAGTAACTCTTGAGAAGGCTTCAGTTCAGCAGTGACGTCTTGACTTGGGGTCACGTCTTGCTTAATATTGTCTTCCATTTTGATTAGGGACTCCTTCATTTCGTTTTCTGAATTTGCGACGCCTTCCGACTTTTCAGGAGCTTCTGGCTCCTCGGGGAGAGAGTTAACGGCTTCGCCTTCTTTTAACTCGTCCTCGTTTGAATCTTGCGCTGCCGGTTCCGACTCTTGGACTTGTTCAGCAGCTAGTTCTACTTGACTTGAATTTTTTTCAAGTTCTTCTTCTGAGGTTACTTCTAAGTCTTTTGACATTCCTTCTAGGACTTTCTTCAGTGTTTTTAGTGCGGATATCTTGTCATCAAGGGGTACCATCACACCATTAGAGGAGACCATATAGGATTCCTCGTCTACTAAAATTGATACAGAATCGGAGCAAATCATTCTCCTGAAGCGACCGCCTGCGGCTCCTTTGGTCACTACTGTTAGTTCGTTCGCAGCGGTGATCTCGGCCACATCAACCCCGTTGGGGTCCATAACTCCATTTGCGTCTATGGAAAGCTGCAAAAAGTCTGGAAGTCCTTGACTTCTAGACATCATCAATCGCGAACGAAGATCATCACACGTTATGAAAGCTGTGGCTTTCATAACGGAACCTTCCATGCGTACGTTCTTCAAAAATCCCACAATGTTTCTGGTAACAGACCCTGGAAACATGTCTTGGACCCACGACGGTACGTGGTCTAGAGGATGATTATTCTTACCATCAAACTCGTATTCGGCGATTGGCAACCCTTCAAACAAGGGGACCGCCTTTTCGAGAACCGCCACAGGATAATTTCTACCGTTTTTAGACGGACCGGCGACTATGACATCAACTTCCCAAACACTCCCACACGGGAGTTCTTCTTGACCATTTTCCGCAGAATCTTCGGAAGAGTCTTCCTGGTCTAGTTCGTTAGGACTAGCAGTCATGTCAACTTCTTTTAGATGTAAAAAAAGGATTTCTCTCATAGAGACCTTCACTACTGAGGTCCTATAGAGAAATCCTTTTTTCTTAAAAATTGCCTTTACGGCAATTTTTTATTGTTCGAAGTAATTTAGATCTAAGATCGTCATCAACTTCTTTATGCAGTAAAACTTTGGAACAAAGCCTGCTAGCAACAGTGTTTGATCTAGGAGACCTAATCCCTCTCCTAGAGCCTCTGCCGATTCATACTCTGGGAGGCATCGAGCCTTTTCATACTTATGAATCACGGATTTTGACAAACCTGTTCGGTCAGCCAATTCTTGCAGGGTCAACTTCTGCTCTCGTCGAGTGTCTTGTAGCCACGACGAGAAACGTTCTCTTATTTTATCTCTATCGGTTTGCTTCATATCTTCCTTCCTAAAAACAACTTTATTCGTGTCCACCACGTGAATGGCTTGAACTCAGGAGTAGGTTTGACTTTACTATTGTGCATCATACCTGCCAATTTGTCCACCATCTCGTTCATCGGCTCCCCTGTGTGAGACTTAGTATGCTTGGCTGATACTTTAAATTTGGAAGTAAGTGCAAACAGCTCTTTCCACTCCTGTGCCATTCTTGATTTCTTCCTGATTCCTGGGTAGCGATACCACCCTTTCTTGTTTATTACGTTAACAGCTTCTAAACAATCAGTAAACACAATTACTGACACGTTTTTTATGTTGTCTTTGTGATTGTTCCAAATCCAAACTAAAGATTTATTTATAGCTTGGACTTCCAACTTAGCTATGTTAGCTTCTGCAAACTTCTTATTTCTAAGAAGTTTGCAGAAATTTGTCTTAGTATCCTCAATTAGAGCTACCCAAGACCCGTTTCCGTCTCGGACAGATCCATCTGTGAATACGTGAAGTTCTGTGACTATTGTTACCCCTTTCTGATTGCAAGGGCTCCTGCGGCGACTTCGAAAAGTTGAGCAGTAGCTGCATCATCCAAGTCTCTGGCATACTCAGTGAAGCTCTGAATTACAGAGTATACTGTGCTGCCAGTTTCTTGAACATTCCTTTTTAACAACTCCGTTTCGACAATGTCTTTCAAAGCTTTTTTAGGAAGCTTGAGCAACAATCCCTCTTGCATCAGAAAAGATTCTGTATCTTCAACTTTCTTGTCACGAGTATTCCAGTATGCGGCGAATTGTGAATTCGCCGTCACGGCCGTGTTTTTGATGAGTTCTGAGAAGTCAGACTCAATTGAGTTGAATCGATCTTTACCAATGTGTTTGTATTTGGCGATGTTCCCCAATCCGCGAAGCTGATTGGTGCAGAATGCTCGGAGGTAGTGAGCTTCTACCGACAAACTTCCTCGTCCGGTTTCGTCGTTCGATACGACGAAACCGAAGCTGTGCTCATCGGTTTCAGTTCCAGGAAGAATCGCAGGAACCAATACTCGACACTCCATTCTCCCCGTCTCTACATCTATTACAGATTTATTTTTGATTCCATTGAATTTTAATCCGTGAAACTCGGAAGGGAGAGAGTCTTTAAGGACCTGAACAGAACTATGATTGTCCATAATTCCGTAGCGATCTGATAGGATCGCTCGTGCCTTCATCTCTCCATTAACTTCTCGAAGACGCAGTAGATTGTTTTTATTTTCCTTCTGGGAATAGGCCCAGAAGTCAACCTGTTTCTCCATAATTTGGTTGAATTGGGCTGGATGATGTAGCTGCAACCACTGTGCAGTAGTAGGCATAATACCAACCTTAGAGCAAAGTTGGTCCAAGCACAACTTTGTTGGGGCGAATCGTCCCAACCCGCGAACCTCTAGACCGCCGTTAGCCCACGAGATTTGGGTAGGCGCCACTTCGAAGTCTTTGTTCTTTTTAGAATCTTCCTTAACCAGTTCATTAAGCTCATTGATATTTTTAACTGCTGTAACCATTCTTATCCTCTTTCCTTGTTTTCTTTGGTGAACTCAATTTATCACATTGTGTTCCTGAAGTCAACAGGTTTTACAAAAAAAAATAAAGCAGGCTCCTTAAGAGCCTGCTTTCAGAAAGACCTGCTAATTTACTGCTGATTGTCTGTTGTCCTCTTTATGAGCATGCTGAATATCCGCAAGAAGAACACGCCTCGCAGCCTCCCTGACTAATCAAACTCTGGTCTCCACAGTCTGGACACAAATCCATTGAAGACTTAAGAACAGCTTCGTCAAGCCAAACTTCTTTAATGGCCTTGGCCACGGCGTCTGGAAGAGACGATACTTTGTTTGGTCCGAAACCAACTGCCCTCGAACCTCCGATTCCTGACAGTTGTGCGAATATGTCCTCAGCCTTAACTCCGTGTTGAAGCGATAGAGACACCAATCGACCAATACCTTCAGCCATAGATTGGATATCCGTTCCTGCTTTCCCAACATTCACGAACACTTCATGAGGACTTCCTACGCTGTTTAACGTTACATGAACAGTTCCAAGATTAGACTTAACAGAAACAGTGGATCCTGTTCTGGACCTTGGGACTTGTTTCTTAATAGGCTCTTCATTCAATTCCTCTTTCTTTTTGTCGTCGGCTTTAGGCTTCACTGCTTCAAGGACTTGCTCATTTCTGCTGTTGTCACGATAGATGGTGCCGCCCTTGCAACCTGTCTCATACATCAAATTGTAAAGTTCTTCTACCATTTCTGGGGTCCAATTTTCTGGAACGTTGCACGTTTTAGAGATACTGGAGTCTGTATACTTCTGAATAGTCGCTTGGACTCTTACGTGATCGCGAGGATCCAACATCATTGCGTTTACGAAGTAAGAAGGAATCTCTTTTCCAGGATTTTCCTTCACGAAATCCTCGTAGCACTTTACCGACTCTGTGTAAGATCCTAAGCGGCCATTACGCTGCCACTGGAACATGAAAAAGGGCTCAATTCCGGTGGACGTGTTGACCATAGTTCCTACTGTTCCTGTCGGAGCTTGAGTCAGAACACAAACGTTTCTCATGTGGGTAGGGCGCCCCAGTGTTCTATACAGAAACGAAGTTTCGCTAACTTTTCTAGGGTCGTAGAACTTAAAGGATCCTTTCTCATTTCCTAGATTTTCGCTTTCTTCGTAAGCCCATCTAGCAATATTCTTATAGAGTTTGTCGATGTATTCTATACTCTCATCACTCCCATAGCGAGTCTTGTTATGAATAAGAAGTTCCGCCAACCCTAGAGTTCCCAATCCAACTCGACGTTCCCCTCGCTGCTTTTCCGCCACGTAATCGATGTAGTATTCCGAAAGAGAAACGACGTTGTCTAAGAATCTTACCGCTACTTGTGTGTAAAACTCTAAGGATCTCTGAGTGTCTTTAGAGTATAGTGCCCCAGGAGATGGACCCTTGAATTTAGCCAAATTCAAGTGACCTAAATTGCAGACACCTCCTTCTGGTAGATTTTGTTCTCCGCAGT